CGTCATCTTCTGGGAGTTCTATGTATCCTGATACATCTATTTGGTTTACATCTTCTATGTCGTTGTTGTTCATTGACTGACTGCCAGTATAATCTACCGAACCGTCTTTTTTGATTACATCTGCATCCAAAGCAAACAAGGTTTTAAGCCAAGTTATTATTTTCCACTTTTTAGAAGTCCCTGTTGCATCGTCTGTGGTATCAGAAACATCCACAACGTGAATTAAATCATCATCGTGGGGGACTTCTTCTAATTCTGTTGTTATATCAGTTAATTTTTTATCAGCCATAATTAAATTAAATTACATTACATTCTACGAGAGCCGAAGCCCCCGTGTGAATAAAATCTAATCTGGATTAGATAGTGTGATTTCTAACTCTAATTCCCAAGTTTGTCCTGATACTTTTGTTCCCTGATCGCTGACTTTTCTGTTAATTAACACTCCGTCTGTTGTCTTTGTAAGAAGTCCAAACTCTTGCCAAGATTGGTTTGCTGTATCTCCGTCATAACTTGCTTTCCAATTTGCTTTTTGATCTGTTCCAAATGTTGGATAACCTGCTTCCATTCCTTCTTTAACTCCTGCGGTAAATGTATTTTCATCATCAGATGTTGTTGCAGCCCCACTTCCTGTTCCTACAATCAAAACAGGTGCTGTTTCTAAGTCATCTACGGCATCTCCGCAGATAATTTTCCATAAATGGTTCATCCCTTCGTTTGTTAGCAAGTTTCCGTCAAACTCGTTTACTTCGTATGGTGTTGATTCTCCTTTGTTGTATTTAGTAACTTTCCATTTTGGAAGCCAGTTTAGTTTTTCTTTATTTTTCATTTTTTTCTATCTCGTTAATTTGAATAGCGACCTTTTTTGCTTCTTCTACATATTGTTTTGCCCTTTCAAGTGATACTCTGTAATAAGTATTCTTGGCTGGGTCGTAAATTGTTATCTTCATAATAATATTTATTTAGTTTTAATAATTCTAAACATTTTGTCTAAGAACCCTACCCTTTCCCAGTTAGGGCTTTTTTCCAACCTTTGATTTGCTTTTTTGTATTCCTTTACTTCTCCCGTTTTTTTATTTTTATATGTATATTTCATAAACAAGAACTTAGTCCTACCTCCGAAGAGGCAGGTGCTAAAATCTCATTTAGCTTGTTGCAGTTTTAAGAACAGCAATTGTGTTAGATAACACTTGCATATATCCTGTTCTTTGAATGAATCTAACTGCTTGTCTGTCGGTTTGGAAGAGGTTGATTTCATCTTCTACTGGGTTAATTGAACCCTGAGTAGCAGTATCAACTCTTAATCCACCTTTATATCCGAGGATACAACCTCTTTCAAAGTCTCCGAACATCAATACTGGCTCATCTGCTGAGTCAACATCATCAATTCCCGGAAGAACATCTGAAAGAACGATTGGTTTACCGTGGAGCATCATTTCTCCTCCTTCTTTAAGATTCTTAAAGAGGAATTGTCCGTTATCGTCTTGGAGGTTTCTAATGTAGTTGAAAACTTCCCAACTCATTACATACTTCCCACGATTTCTAACAGATTGAGATACCTCACCTTGAATATCAGCTAATTCCTTTGCTAATGTCTTGTCAGCGATAGAAGTCATATCATCTCCACTTAATCTAAGAACAGAATCATCTGCCTGATATAGAATACCATCACTATCATCAGCAAGGAATTTCTCGTCTTCTGCTTCAGCAAATGCTTCTGCGACTCTCTGAGTAACAAAACTTACAAGGTCAACTTCAGAATCTTCTAAGAGTTCGTTAGTCATTGATACGAGAGCGGCTAATTTATCCAAGCTAAGCTCGTTCTGAGTTACTTTGATCTCAGAAGCTGTAATAGAAGCTCCCTCATCTACCCAGTAGGCAACAACATCAGTTGCTAATTCGTTAGCAGCGTATTTGTGCTTACTAAGTTGCATTGTTCTGAAAAGTTGTCTTGCGACTCCGTACTGTTCTTGTAATGCAAGGATTTCAGGGGCTAATTCTGTATCAACAACGTCAGATGGCTCTGTAGTAGAATGGTCTTTTGTTTTTAGGAATGTTCTTGCACCTTCAATGTCGTTATTAACGATGCTTTTCATAATTCCCTTAAAGATTTCATTCTTTTCTTTGCGGTTTTCTTTCTCTTGAACTTCTGGGTTATAAATACCAGATTTCTTTTTCATTCTTTCTCTTTCGTCTTCAATAGCTTTTTCTAACTTCTCTTCTAATTTGGCTTCGTATTTTTCTTCTAAGTCAGCAACTTTTGCTTCAAGAATATCTGAAAGCATTTTTTCAGTTGCTTCATCTTCTTCTTCTACTGTTTCTTCTTCTTTTGTAATTTCTTTTTTCATATTTCTAATGATTATAGTTTTTCTAATGGGAGTCCCGTAGCGGGAGTTTGCCGACCAATCTACTTATCTCCGCTTAATTTCCTTAATGCTTTGTGCAGTTTTTTCTTCTTAATGCTTAAATTGTCTTCGTGTGTTTCTGATATTTCTTGATGCAGTTTTTTGATTGCTTCGCTTATGCTTTTCTTTGGCTCTTCTGTGATCTCAGCTAATGCCTTCTCTTTGTTGTCTGCCTCTAAAAGTTTATTCAGTGCATCAACTGCGGTTTGAACTTTCTGCTTTGTTGCTTTTGATAACACTCTGCCCTCTTTTGTGAATATCTCTTTAATGATTTTTTCTTCTAAGATTGCTTCTTTAATAAACTTCTCCCCACCGATCGTAATTTCGTCTATCTCAATGTCTTCTTCTGTCTCCTCCTCTGTCTCATCTTCTGCTTCCTCTTTAGTATCTTCGTCTGTCTCCTCTTCGTCTACGACTTCTATATCTTCTTCCTCAATATCTCCTAACTGCTCTACATCAATTCCTTTCTGTTTTGCTAATGCTCTTGCGTTTGCTGGAACACTTACTGCTGATACCTCTAAAAGCTCGTTTGTTTCTTCTCCGGGGATAAACCCTACTGAAAAAGCGTTAAGATATCCTCCTTTGTAAAGGTCATAGATTATCTTTGCTTTTGGGTTTTCATTTACGGCAAACTTAATCTTTCCTTCTAATTTTTCAGGAGTATTTACCATCCACTCTACTCTTCCTATCACTTCACAAGCGTCATTGTGAGTGTGACTGTTTACTACTACTGGATTGTCTAAGTAATTATCTACATTCCAGTTTTGTTTAACACTTTCACCGTGGCGATCAATGTCCGGAGTTGAAAATGTTGCGACTAAGGTTGATTGCTCTTCGTTTATAGAAGATATCTTTACTGGTATTTTTAAGAATTTTTTCTTCATATTATTATTTATTATTTATACTTGGCACTGACAGTTCACGCTGTCTGCTGGTGGACCATCTCCGGGGAACATTAACCTATTCCCGAGTCCGCTTGTAAATGGTGAATTTATTGGAACTTCTTGTCCGTCCATACTTATGTGAGAATCTCTGGTATTCTGCATTGCAGCAACCCATACTTTCGTTTCTAATCCCCCTTGTTTGTATCCCTCTAAGTTTGCTGATTGTTGTGCATAATGAGTTTCTGTTCGTGCGATTGTTCTTCCTCGTCCTTCTATGGTTTGTCCGTATAAGTCATCTACTCTTGCTCCTATTTGCTCGTAATTCTCTCCTAATTCTGTTCCTTCTTGTATTCGTGATTTTAATTGTTCAAAGGTTGTATCGTTTATTGACTCTGTAAAAAACTCTGCTCTTTCATTTAAGGTTGATTCTAACTGTGATGTTAAAACAAAGTTTATTCCGAACCTTGATGATACCTCTTCACCCTCTTCTCTCATTACTCTTTCTAATGCAGGGAATATGATTGATTTTGCTATCTTGGTTTCTTCTTCTTTGTTGAAAAATTGTGATGATTTTTGCCCCATTGCCTCTAACACTCTGTCTTTCTGTCCACGGAGATATTCTGCAATAGTGTCATATACTATCTTCTCGTGCTTTTTAAGGCGTTTAACTTTTATCTCCTCATATTTACGCCTAAAATTGTAGTTAGTAAGTGGATGGTTCATTTTTATCTATATCATCGCCTCCCTCAATTGGTTCGTAGCCCAAAAGCTCACGCCTTTCATTGGGAGTTAATGTTCTTGTTTTATGTCCTATTTCTACTATTTTTGTTTTTTCGTCAATGTTCTCTGGAACTATGTCTTCTGGTTCTACTCTGCCTTTTGCAATAGAACGCTCAATTTCTGATGCTCTTTTAAGAATAAGTGGATAAATTGTTTCTGATAAGAATGTTTTGCGGGCTTCTTCTGCGTTTGAGAACTTAATATCGTCAAATGATGATAATATCGTTTTAGGAACGCCTGTTATTGTTGATACTTCTTCCATTACTGCTTTTTGTGATTCTAAGTATCCTATTTCTTTCGGCGATCGTTCTAAGTCGTGAACTTGTGTATCTGCTCCTAAAAAGTAAGGTGTCTGTCCTTCTTTGCTGTTTCTTGCTTCTGATACTTGTTTTCTCCACGATGCTTTCAGTTCTTCTTGTTGTTCTTTTGTCAGGCCTTCTTCTGTTTTGAAACTGAATAATACATTATTCCTTCCCCCGCTTCGGGCAATTTTGCGTTGATACTCTCTTAGTTCTATTTCTGTTCTTAATGTGTCTTTTGCTCCTTCGTTTAGAATGCTTTTAGGTGTTCTGATGTCATCTATGTCTGGGCGATATTCCCACATTATTTCTTTTGGTTCATATGATTGTTTTGTTTTCTTGCTTTCAAATCTATCTAAATATCCATCTGAATCAAACTTTGCTTCAATATCAGTAGGGTCTAATAAGTGTAGTTCTTTTATCTTTTGTCCTGTTCGCTCTATCCAGATGTAATAAGCTCCGTAAATGTCGTAATATAATTGAGTTAAATACCAAAAATCATACCCTGAAAGGAATGAACTTGGGCTTCTTAATAACTCCATTGTTTGAGTGTCTTCTTTTTCGCCGATGTATGCTAAATACTCAACTCCTGCCATTACAGACGCTCTTTTGTCTAATGCCTTATTAAAAAACACCGAACGCTCATAGAATGTATCAGGTTTAGTTATCCGGCTTGGCTCTGGCCTGAGTGTTAAACCAAAAAATGGCACATACCCTATGCTTTTCTTTTTGAAAATATCTTTTATTCTTTGAAACATATAAAAAAAGCCCACCACACCGTATTGTGAGTAGGCTCGTAAGCAATTACTTTATTTTACCTCGTAAGGATTTCTTTTAATTCCCCTCCATCTTCAATTCTCCAATTCTTATTACAGTGTGGACATCTGATACTTATCACTGTCCCAACATAAAAGTCCTTTGCTATCGGCGTTCCGCACTTTGGACAATTTAATACACTTATATAAGTTTGCTCCATATTATCATAAAAATTAAATTTTGTCAACTAAAAGAACACTATTTCCCCTTTTACTTCATCACATACTGCTAACATTAAAGCATCTGCATAATCAGGAGATTTATCGGGGTCTATTATTCTTATCTTTCCGTTGGAGCTAAACTCGTATTTTATCTGATTTAATTCTTTACAGGTTTTTTCGTCTTTGATGTCTATCAACCCTTCTTCAAACTTGCTTCGTAGGTTAAAGTAGTATTGTGCTTTTTTATTCAAAAATCTGTGTTTCTCTCTTGTAGGGGATTGGCTGACTTGCACTCCTTTTACATTCATCTTCATTTCTTTCATTCTGTCTACTATTCCACCACCCAGTCCTATTTCATCTACTTTGATTAAATCATCGCCTACAATTGATTTTACCTTGCCTACAGTGGACATTGTGTCTTGATGTTCCCAGCTCCAAGTATATAACTCTTTAATCTTTCCTTCGTGTTTTATTACCTTTTTAAGAACAGTTAAATCCTTGCCTTGCCTTGCTGGGTCTAATCCGTATTCTATTTTGCCTTGTTTTGGGAAGTCCTGCTCTTTGGCGTTATCTATCCACTTCCATTGAATTAAAACATCTTCACTGTCATCTGGGAACTCTACTTTATAAAGAACTTTGAAAGACAACGGATCAAGCGTTTCTCTCGCTTCTTGAATAAACTCTTCTGTTATTCTGCCTTCTTTAATTCCCTGTTTATAATCTATTTTTATTTTATAGAACTCATTACTCTTCCAGTGTGCAAAAAAATGCTCTCCTACGCCTTTTAACTTCCAAGGGTTGCCTAACTCCACTAATTTAGATGTAGGACTGTCTGCAAGCATTCGGTGTATTTTAGATTTATATACTATTGTTTTTATTAAAGAACTTTCATCTAATATAATTAAATCTCCCCCGCTTCCCATTAAACGGTTAGCTTCTCCTTCTGCTGAAAGTGTTGTTAGCGAGCATCTGTTTCTAAATGTTATTCTCTTCCGGGATACTTCTTTCTTTAATCGTGTGTCGGCTTCATTGCTGTCTATCAGCGACTGCATTTCTTTACTGCTTACGATTAAACCTGCTACTTCGTTTCTTATAAGTTGTGATTGATCTGCGGTTGGGGCTACTATTAAAACTTTCTTATTGTCGTGTAGATATATATAAATACAAATTGCTACAGCCGTTGAAAATGTCTTGCCGTATCTTGTCGGAGTTTCTATGTGGACTCTTTTATAATCAGGGAATACTATTGATTTAACTATCTCCTGCTGTCCTTCGGTTAAATATACATTGAATAAGAACTTTGCTAAAACATCAACTCTCTTCTCCTTGATTATCGTCTTTATTGTTTGCTTGTAATTCATTGAAAGCGTGTTTTATTTCTTCTCTTGTGTTTGATATTTTGTCACCTTTGGTGGTGACATCTAAACTGCCTTGTGGCTTTCCGTAAACTCTATCGTGTAAATCTCTCCAAAACTGATAATCTCCTTCTTTGGCTCTCTTATATCCTATTGCTAATAGTTGCTGTTCTATCTCATCTGCTGTCATTTCATTGTTCTCTGCAACTTTTTCTATGAACGCTCTAAACTTAGTAGCAAAGTTTAATGCTCCCAATGGTCTGCCGTCAATGTTTCTGCGTGGATCGTCACCTTTTTGGAATGGTTTACCTCGCACTTTATCGGCAGTTTTTTCTGTATTTATTTCTTCTCCCATATTATCTCTTTTCCGTATGGAGTTATCTTATTTATATTCATATTTTACCACTCCCCTACCCTACCGAACCTCTCTCTCTTTTGCCGAAAATGGCATTTTTGAGACAGGGGAGTGGAGTAGGGGAGTGAGGTTATAACTCTGGTTGGTTTGCAAGAATGATTACTGATATTGCTACTACTATTATTAGTATTATTCCTATTATCATATTTCGTAAATTGATTTATCCTTAAACTTCTTTTTAATAAACTTTGTGAACTCTTCTTGTGCTGAATTTGATGAACTTATAAACTTGTTCTTTTTAATTACATCAAACTCTTTTTTGCTGTAAAATTTGAAATCTTTTATTTTATTCGGACTTATCGGTTCTGCTTTAATTGACTTCATTTTGGTTAAGTTTCCATAGACACTTCTCCACACTATATTTTCATTTTCCCAATTAACACTGTTGAATATTCTTTTGAACTCTTTTTTGTTTATAATTATTGGATAATGTGGTTCATAACTTATCGGAGTTCTTATTCCTAATTTTCTTCTTAACAGTTTTTCGGTTTTTATTAGGGTTTTTCGGTAACAATCATAATCTCTCATTTTACCGTGTTCTTTTAGTGTTCCCATATTGTAGTTTACTATCTCTTGTTCTTCTAAAAAGAAGAAGTCATCGTTCATTAAAATAAAGTCATCGCTCAATCTTTCTATTTCACAAACTTTTAACAGTTTACTAACAATATTTGATGTGTTTCTTTTGTAGTTGTCCTCGGCTCTTATGTATATTATATTGCAAAAATAATCCTCGTAATCGCCAACAATGAATACGCTGTCGTGTTCTATATTCTCTAAGCTTCTTAATGAATACTTTAGATCGTCCCTTCTGTCTTTTCTATATGGGTAAACTATATCCATAAAACGCTTTTTTTATTCTTGTTTTTATCTCTTCTAAGTTTTCTATCCTATCAAGGACATTCATATCTTCTAATGTTGATGTTTTTTGTTCTTTTCTGTCTGTTCCTAAGAAGTAATCCTGAAACTTGAACTCTCCACCTTTTATATCTTTGCCGGGTTTTAGCCATATGGTTGGCTTTCCGTATGTTTCCGCCGTTACTATTCCGTGTAAGGTTGAACTTGCTATCATTTCACAGGACTTTATGTCTTCTATAACTTTTTTCCAGTCGTCTTTTATGTTTATTATAAACTCCCCGCAATCTTCGTATTTTTCTCTTTCAATAAAGTGGGGGATTACTCCTAATTTGTGTTTTACTTCTACTTCGGGGTTGTATATTTCTGATATTAGTAGTCCAGTATCTCCGAAAATGTCTGTTGTGTTGTTTGTTATTCTTTCTTCTGTTAATGGCCCTCTAAGTGACAATATCTCTACTCCCGTGCCGTCTGTTATTTTGTCTTCTATTGAACCTATCCCCCAAACAACATCTCCTTTGCTCATTGCTGATGTGACTAAACTCCCTATAACCAAAAATCTCTTTTCGTTTCTGTCTATGCTTCTTTCTACTTTTTCCCCAGAAAAATGCTCTAATATTATTGGGGCAATTATATCTCCGAAGTTGTCATTTTTCCACCAAGAAGATTTCATATTTTTGTGCTGTCATTATAATTATGGACATTCACATAACAATATCCAGTTGGTATAAATATAAACTTATCAAAGTATTTTGGCATTTTAAGATGTGAATCTTGATAAGCAAATAAGTAGTTTTCTTTGTTTGGCTGATAAATTGCGAATATTGCTGAACCTTGTTTGCTGTAATCTCGTGGCATTTTATATTTTTTACCCGTTTTGACATCAATCTTTTCCGGTTGGAAGCTCATAAATATACTCTGATCGCCGGAACATTCTTTAACTTTGTCAATAAACTCTGGCTCTATTAAATCGTCACTATCTAATCCTATCTGAATATCGTATTTTTTCAATCCTTTAACATTCTTCCATTCTACAAAGTCTACGAAGTATCCCAGTTTATTTTTTCTCGTCTCTGTTTCTGCATAAAATGTCTTAACCCCCAACGCCTCTATTTCGTCTCTTTGCCAATCATTACACCAAACATTTATATCAACGCCTTTTATTCTTGGCAATACTTCATCTCTGAAAAAAGCCAACCTCCATTTATATTCTTTACTTTCTTTTTTTTCTATCGGATAGTGGAACCTTGTTATTGTTGTTATGTTCATTTATTATTGCTTCTACAAAACTAATAAGTCGTGATGGTGTTATTTGATTAAAATTAAAACCAAACTCCTTAAAGAATGTCTGGTCTAACTCGTGTGCTATTTTTTTTTCTTCTTCGTATGCTTCAAATACTTCGGGGTGTTTTTCTTTTAATAGTTTACCCGCTTCACAATCTGCTCCTAATCTAAAAACTTCTGTCCATAAGTCCTCTTCTTTTACTTCAACGCCATCTGCTCTTTTTAATAGATTGTCTTTGTTTAATTTTGCTATTGCAAGTAAATCGCTGGCTTTGCGTTTTTGTTCGCTTAACTTTTTGTCTAATTTTTTTATTTTATCCATTGTTCTATTTTTTTGTTATAGCGAATATTGTATTCTTTGTAAGAAAAATTACCTTCCCCGTTTGGTTTGTTTATAATAATCATAAATATCTCATCAAGTAGTTTTTCGGTTTTATCTGCTCTTATTGGCTTCTCGGAGTAATACTCAATAACCCCTTCTTTCATTGGAACTTCGTATTTGTATTGATCGCCTTCTTTTTTCTCTATTACCTGCATACTTAATTTTGAATTATTTTTGCAATTTTGTCAATAAGGATGGGGGGGGCCAATGCGTCCCCCCCCTTGTATGAAGGTTTAATCATTATTAATGTCTTTGTTAAAAAGAATAACCTCGGTGGAATGCTCTGCACACTTGCCACAGTTTGGACACTCGGTGATTACTTTCATATTAAACCTCCTTG